TTACTTTTTTTCGGATCTCCAATTTCATAATTTCTTCTAACAGATAAAACTTTTCTTGTAGCTTCTTCAACAGTTACAATGTAAGGTATTTTTATTCCTGATGGTTCACCTGTTTCTGGATCTTGATCTTCAAAACCCTCTAAGTCTAAATTAACATGACACTCTAATAAAGTATAGATGTCATCATCCTTAGATTTTCTTTGACCTTCAAGTTCTCTTTCTTTTTTCTCTACTTCGTTTTCTTGATAACCAGGTGTACCTAATTCTATATCTCTATAGAAACCTGCAACTTGTTGTTTTCTTAAATCGTTTTTAGAAACTTTAACCCGGTGAATGATTGCTTCCGCATCGTCTAATGAGGTAGCCGAATAGGGAACAATCAAATCATCTGCAGGTACGAACTTCGATACTGCTCTTTTTTCAAGTTCATCATAATAAACTTTTTTAAATGCTGAACCTGCAAGAGGGAGATAAAAAAGCATTTGATCGAAGTCGGGCTCATAGTCTTTCATTTTTTCCATGAGCTCGTAATTCATGTAATCTTTTACTCTTTCCGATTGTCTCGTTTTTTCTTCGTTCGGTGCACCGATGACTTGAGTTCGTACTGGTCCATCAGCTGGTAAAAGCTCTTTATATGCCAACGCCTGAAACTGAGTAACAGCTTCAGCAAGAACCGGGTGAGTCGCCCCCGAGGCACCTTGAAATGGTTCTGTCCGCATGTCATATTTAAATCCTAATAAATCTAAACCTGTTGTGTAAGATTTTTCCCAATCTTTTCTGGACATGTTATAGTCCATATACTTTTGCGTCAAGTCACTTCCTAATTCGTCTAGGACATGATCTTCTAAAAAATCTGCTAAGTTTGCATAGTGTTCGTCACCACCTTCAGGTGATGCAGCGCTTGGATCAAAATCAATTGTAACCGAACCGTCTTCTGCTTCTTCTATTTCAACAGGTCCTTTTTTTGTTTCTTCTATTTTTACTTCTTGTTGAACTGCTTCCGTTAGCTCTTCTTCACTAGGTAAGTCAATTGCTCTTCTAGGCTCGTTTGGTAAAGCCTTGTCCATTTTGTCTGCCATTTGTTTTCTCCAATCGTACAGTTTTAACAGTATTATAATTAATATTCAACCCTTGTGGTGTAGGTCCTGACTTGGGTGGAAGTAGGTCTGTTTTAGGGTATTTAGTCGATTTTTGTTTTCTCACCTATTTCCTCCAATATTTCGTCTACACTTCCGTCATCTAATCCATCCTCTACGTCTTTTAGCTTACCTTCTCCATCTGGTCTAACTGTAAGCTCTTCGTATTCATTTCCTACAAATCCATCCTCATCCATACTACCTTTTTTAAAACTCATAGATTCTTCTGTATATCCAAACTCACCTCTATCATTTACTTTTGTAATTACAGTTTGACTAGGATCACCATAAGCTCCTTCTTCTAATTTATAGTTTTTATATTTCATAGTTCTTTCAACTCTTGGGTCTACCATTACTTCATCACTAATAATACCTTTTGATTTTATAGTATTATATAGTTTCCAAAAATAATCTGGTACACCAGACTCTGCTACTTTCTCTGCAACTTTTTCTACTGCTGGAGCTCCTAGTTTTGCTATATCAAAAAATCTACCTATGATAGGTAATGATGCAAGACCTCCTAAAATTTTTATAGTTCTTCTTCTACCCTTATCAATTTTTTCATCATCTGATCCATCTGCATATCCTACACGAATCAATCCTCCACCCGCTGCTGCTATACCCATCTGTTCTTCTTGCTCTGCTTTGTATCCTTCTGGATCTGCTTCTTTTCTTGCTAGCTCGGATTGTACAAATCTACCATAATCTTTTGCAAGACCTGCTGTTGTAATAGCTGCACCAACTGGTGTAAATGCTCTTGCTGCTCTAAAGAATGGATTGGCTGCAACCCTACCTATCTGGCTCAGGATTCCGGAACCACTGGGCACTTTACCAACTACTTTCTTTGCGAGTTCAGGAAATAATAATTCAATCCCTACTTCTTTATCAACAACAGCGTCTGCTAAATTTTTTCCTTCTTTTAAATTTTCCATAACAGATAGACCTGCAAAACCTGCAGCTGCTGACGGTGTACCTAAAACTTGTAAAACATTTAACGCTTGTTTACCTAAACCTTTCATTGCACCTAACTCAGGTCCATCTGTACCCGTAGCTTTTCTTTTCATTCCTAGACCAGATTTAGCTTTCTCTAAATTTTTTTCATAGAAAGTTAAACCTAGTTCTTGTGATATCTCAGGTACAGTTCCTTTAGCTACATCTAAAAATTTATCTACAGGATTTGCAATCTGTTTGTAACCAAGACCTTTTGTTTTAAAAGTTCCCTCTGGCACATTAGGTTGTAAAGTAACTCTAAGATCCTCTGCTTTTTTTAAGATTGAAGCTATCTTAGGACTGTCAGGGTTATTCTCTATAAATTTTTCTGCTGTGTTTTTAAAACCATCTGATCTGTTATGTGGTCCTAGAATTAAATTTCTATTGTATGGAAAATCTTTCATAGCACCTTTTTTATAAATATCTCTTTGGTGTTCTATTTCAAATATACCTCTGTTCTTAATATCGTTTAATGTAACTTTTCTTGTAGTTATAGTTCCATCGCTAGCTACAGTTGTTCCTAACTGTTCCATTAACACTGGATTCTTTAAAATAATGTCAGGGTTTTTTCTAACCTTTTCGTTTAATTGTTTTGTAATTAAAGATTGTTGAAAGTTTATAAATTTTTCTTCAGGTGTTAGATTTGTTTTGTCACCTAATTTAGCTACACGTCTTGTTCTTCTTATCTCAGCTTTCTTAGCTAAAAATCTTTCTCTTGCTTCAGGGTCTGCTTTTAATTTTTCGTTTGCTTTTAATTTTTTTCTTTTTGCAATGTTAGCATTATATTTTTGTTCAAATACAGCTTCGCCAACTTCTGCTTTTACAATATCTTTTGCTTTTCTTAAATTAGGTAAAGGCCCTGTTTCTCTTTGATTAATATTAGCTGTTGGAACATAAGTAGGATCGTCCAACATATTTCTTACGATTACAACGTACTCATCTACAGTGAGTTGATTAGCTAAAGCTGAACCTCTTTTAAAATTTAATCTTACAACTTCTAACTCTTCTTCAGATAGTCCATCTCCTAGACGTTTTAGTGTAGCTTCTTTTTCTCTAATACTTCGACCAGGATTAGGTGTGCCATTAGCAAAGCCTTCTCTCGTCATGAACGCGTATGTTTGATTATAGTTGTGGAGTTTCATGTTAAACTCCTAATATGCCAGCGAGTCCTCCAGACGCTTTTTTAGTAGGCGGGTCTTCGGGGTCAAATATCTCTCTTATAGCATCATCATCTTTTGATACTCTTTCATCTTCTTTTCTAATTAAATCTTCTAACTCTTTGTCAGTCATTCCTTTTGGTGCATCTTTGTTAATCTTTAAATCAAAGAATCCTTCTTGATCTAAGAGTGTATCAATATCTTTAAGTGTGCCACCCCTGTTATCTATTTCAACTAATTCGTCTGAGAAATTTTTCAAATCCATTAATGCATCTCCACCAAAGTTTTCTTCAAAAACATTTATTGGATCGCCTTTAATTTCTCTAATTCCATTTTTATTTAATATGGTTCTAGCTGCTGTTCTCACCATTCCTATAGCCGGATCCATTGCTCCTCCAGGTCTTCTAATGTTTTGCATATTTTGAAGAATCTCTGGATCTTTCATCATCTCATTAAAAATATTATCAAACATTCCTGGTTTCGTGGTTCCTGATACCTGATCCTTGAGGGTCATGATTCCAGCATCATCCAGCTTCTTACCTGTTTTAATATCGATGACTTCACCGACATTTACTGATTCAATAGGATCTAATTTGTTTTCAGCTGCTGCGATACCTTTTAAATTTGTCTCGAACATTTTTAATTCTGAGTCGTTCATCTTTGTAATGAATGGAGCTAGGTCTTTGATCTTTTCTTTAGCTAATAATAATGAACCTGTATCATCTGCTAGTTTAGTCATGTCGTACATAACTTTTCTAGGATCATTTTTACCTGGTAATTTTTCTACGTTCGTTCTGGTCCCTAACATGTTCTGTATGAATCTGGAACCATAGACCTTTTTAAGAAGATCGAAGATAAGTTTAAATTTCTGCATCAGTAATAAACCTTTTGTGTTTTAGGCAGTAGCTCATCCTGATAGTCTTCAGGGTGGTCTATTAATCCACCTTGTCTAAATCTCATAACCGCTTGAGTCATTGAGTCCACTAAGTCATCGTGTTCTCCAAATGGAAATGCTGCACATTCTTCAATGACCTCCTGTGCAAACTCCATTTCTTTGGGCGCCCATATTCTCCCTGACTCAAACAGAGGAGATACCGCGTTAACCCTAGTGTGCTTATCGTTGCCTTTACTAGGTGTGAAATTTATAACAGGAATACCCATCTTACGCAACTCATAAGTTAATGGCAGACCAGATGCCTTAGATTCAATAATAACTGTTTCTGGATTCCAGTAGCCATATTGTTCTAGCGCGATCCTACGCAACTCTGGAAATTCATACCTGCCTTTTAAACAGTCTACTAAAATTAAATGTGGAGGACTGTCTTCGTCTGGACGAAAGACTCCCCATGTCGTTATCGCACTGTAGTCTGCTGTTTGTTTTTTCATGAAAGCTGTATCATAAGATTGTATAACGTGCTCTAGGACTGGCATCTCTTCGTGTTCCCAATCTTGCCACCATTCTCTTTTGATGAGAGCTCCTTCTTCTGAAGTTGGCTTTTGCATATATTGAGCATTCCATTTTGATAATGGTACAGATGCTTTAACTGCTTCGAGATCTTTTAGATTCCAATACTGAGGCCATACAGGTTTACCTGATGGCATAATCGCAGGGAACTCTATTACCTCCCATTGATCTGCTTTAACTTCTTTCTGTGCAGATATTAATCTACCTGTTAAATCTTTTTCATTCCATCTTGTCATGATTAACAAGATTGCTCCACCAGGTTGAAGACGTTGTCTAGGACCTGATGTATACCATTCGAATGTTCTATCTAGTGCTTGAGAATTCATAGCGTCTTGTTCTGAGTGCGGGTCGTCAATAATCAGTAGATCTGCTCCTCTTCCTGTTATCGCCGAACCCACACCTGCCGCATAGTACTCACCTCCTTGGGCGGTTTCCCACTTGCCGGCAGCTTGTGAATCTTCTCTGAGTCTTGTTTTAAATATTTCTTGATACTCAGGAGAATCAATCAGAGCTTTAGCTTTACGACCAAACCGCACGGATAACTCGGTCGTGTTTGTGGATTGTATAATTTTTAGTTTAGGATTCTTTCCAACCATCCACGCAGGTAGCAGGTAAGAACCAAATTCAGATTTAGTATGTCTTGGCGGCATGTTGATAATGAGTCTCTTAATTTTACCTTCAGCTAGTTTATTAAACTTGTCAGCAATTTCTTTGTGATGTTTACCTTCAATAAAATCTGGCCACATGTGTTTTACAAAGGTCATAAAATCAGATTGTATCTGAGTCTGTTTATTCTTCTCATCATACTTGTTCATAAGCAGAGAAAACTCTCTTCTTACGTCAGCAGGTAGCTTATCAAAATTTTTTAATATTTTTTCTTTATCTAGGTTCATAGGAGTCCCATTAAGTATTTATATCATATCTATTTAAAAAACCTAGCATAAAGGGGCTAGGCCTGGGACCCCTTCTGTAAAACCTAAAAACTTTTTAGGTGACGATGCAAAAATGAGATTTCACCTGGGACCACTACGAGATCTAAAATCCTTGGCAAACTGATCCCGATCACCCTTCAGGGCAAAGTATTTATTCTTGGTGATTAATGCTAGATTAATTCTTTTTAGCAGGGTCTGCAGGTTAATTCGTTTCTTAACCTGCTTCTCCATGTCATAGACCCATATAACCTGTTTAACCTTATCGGTCATTCAACCATCTTTGGTGATTACGTTCATACCTTCGGAGCCTTTCGTTCTGGTCCTGGTGCATTGGCAACATAGCCCAGAACATGAAGACGCCTGATGCTGATATCAATAATCCTATGGTGAAGTCAAAGTGAAT